CCATGACAACCGTTTCACAATTTGTAAACTACCTAGACAAAGTGGTAAATCTACAACTACTGTGTCTTATCTGCTTCACTATGCTCTTTTCAATCCTAATTCTAATATTGCTATTCTAGCAAACAAATCATCTACTGCTAGAGATATTTTAGGTAGAGTACAATTAGCATATGAAAATTTACCAAAGTGGTTACAACAAGGTGTTATCAACTGGAACAAAGGTAACATTGAATTAGAAAACAAGTCAGTTATTGTGGCGGCTGCAACATCTTCAAGTGCTATTCGAGGTGGTTCTTATAACATCATCTTCCTTGATGAGTTTGCTTTCGTACCAGCTAATATTGCTGAGATGTTTTTTAGTGCTGTTTATCCTACCATATCTGCTGGTACTAAAACAAAAATGATTATCGTATCTACACCATACGGTATGAATCAGTTTTACAAATTATGGACAGACGCAGAGAATAAAAGAAATGATTATGTACCTATAGAAGTACATTGGTCAGAGGTGCCAGGCAGAGATGAAAAGTGGAAAGAAGCCACAATCAGAAACACCTCACCTGAGCAATTTCAACAAGAGTTTGAATGTGAATTTTTAGGCTCTGTAAATACACTTATCAGTCCAGCAAAAATTAAAAACATGGCATACAATGACCCTATTCAGTCAAATGCAGGATTAGATGTCTATGAAGACCCTAAAAAAGGTAACACATATGTGTGTACAGTTGATGTCGCCAGAGGTGTATCAAAAGATTATTCAGCATTTGTTATATTAGATGTTACACAAATGCCATTTAAGATTGTTGCAAAGTTTCGTAACAATGAAATTAGACCATTACTATTTCCACATACAATCGAAAAGGTATGTAAGGCATTTAATCATGCACATGTATTGGTTGAAACAAACGATTTAGGTCAACAGATTGCAGAAGCTCTACAGTTTGAATTAGAGTATGATAATTTGTTGATGACTACACAGAGAGGGAGAGCTGGCCAGATTTTGGGAGCTGGCTTTAGTGGGAGAGGTTCGGGATTTGGTGTTAAAATGACCAAACAAATTAAAAAAATTGGTTGTGCTAACATCAAAACCCTTATCGAATCTGACAAGGTTTTAATAAATGATTTTAATATTATTGAAGAGATGTCTACCTTTATCAGAAAAGGTCAGTCATGGCAGGCTGATGACGGTAATACAGACGATTTAATGATGTGTTTAGTTATCTTTGGTTGGTTATCAAATCAACCATTTTTTAAAGAGATGACAGATACTAACGCAAGACAAATGTTGTATGAAGAACAGCAGTCTTTAATTGAACAGGACATGGCGCCATTTGGCTTCGTAGATGATGGTACGCCAGACCACGAAAAGTCTGAGGTTGATGAGTATGGTACAGTATGGCATCCTGTTGTTCATAAAGGTCTCTAGTTTTGGTATATTATAAATATCAGTAAGGTTGAATTTTGAATATGGGCATAAGAAAACTTATGAGTTTTGAATATTTTAAAATAATTAGCTAATTAAAGGAGAAACCTAATGGCATTTCAAGTATCACCAGGTGTTCTCGTACAGGAAAAAGACCTTACAAGAATTATACCGGCTGTTTCGACTTCTATCGGTGCTGTTGCTTTTCAAGCGACACAAGGACCGTTAGATGAGATAGTTAGTATATCTAGCGAGCAAGAACTAGTAAGCAAGTTTGGAAAACCTAACTCAACAACATTTGAGGGATTTTTTACAGCTGCTAACTTCTTAGCATACTCTAATTCTTTAAGAGTGGTTCGTGTACAGAATTCATCTGTATCAAATGCTACCGAAAGTGGTAGTACATTTGTAATAAAAAATACTACTGATTACCAGGACAATTACGCAGACGGCTCAGCCTCTGTCGGATTATGGGCAGCTAGAACAGCTGGAGCGTGGGGAAACAGTTTATCTATTTCAACATGTCCAAGTGCTACTGTTTATGAAGAAACTAGTAAAACAACTGTAGCAGACAGCGTAATGGCTGTAGGCGACACAGTAGTTACAGTTGATTCAGGAACCGGCATAAGTGCAGGAGATATCGTAAACTTTGGTGACCAGTACGAGTACAGAGTAATTAGTGTCGCAACTAATGACTTAACAATAGTAAGAAAAGAAGAACCTCAACACTTCGTAGCAAGTAACTCTTCAGGTTTACATGCAGTACCAACTAACGGTGCAGCTGTAAGACGAAGATGGAGACATTACGACTTATTTGATAAAGCACCAGGTACATCACCTTTTGCTACAGCATTAGGTGGGTCTAATGACGAAATGCATATCGCAGTTATTGACGAAGACGGAGCAATCACAGGAACTAAGGGTGAAGTTTTAGAAGTATATGGAGCAGTTTCAAAAGCTTCAGACGCTAAAACTCCTCAAGGAGATGTTAACTACTATCCAGATGTAATCTATAATAAATCTAGTTACATTTATTGGATGGACCATAACTCTTCAGGTTCAAACTGGGGTACAGCGGCTGCAGGAACTACATTTACGGATGTAACAACTGTAAGTGATGTATCACTAGCAAGTGGAGCAGATGGTTCAGCTGCAACAACAGCTCAGAAATTAACTGCTTATCAAAAATTTGCAGACGCTGAAACTGTTGATGTAGGTCTAATCATGGCCGGTAACGGTGACGCTACTCACATTGACAACTTAATTACAATTGCAGAAAATAGAAAAGACGCAGTTGTATTTGCTTCTCCTGAGAGAAGTGATGTTGCAGGTGTAGCAGACGCAAACACACAAAAAGATAATGTTGTAGGATTCTTTAATGGTATCCGTTCATCATCTTATGTAATGTTTGATAGTGGTTACAAATATATGTACGACAGATATAATGACATGTACAGATATGTACCTTTAAACGGTGACATTGCTGGTTTATCAGCAAGAACCGATTTAGTTGCAGACGCTTGGTACTCACCAGCAGGACTAAACAGAGGTATTATCAGAGGAGCAGTTAAACTTGCTTTCAATCCAACTAAATCACAAAGAGATGAATTATACAGAGCTAGAGTAAATCCTGTGGCAACATTCCCAGGACAAGGTACTGTATTATTCGGTGATAAAACTGGATTATCAGCGCCTTCAGCATTTGATAGAATCAATGTTAGAAGACTGTTCATCACTTTAGAGAAGGCAGTAGCAACTGCTTCTAAATTCCAATTGTTTGAATTCAATGATGAATTTACAAGAGCGAACTTTAGAAACATTGTAGAGCCTTTCCTAAGAGAAGTACAAGGTCGTAGAGGTATCACAGACTTTTTAGTAGTGTGTGATGAAACTAACAACACAGGTGAAGTAATTGATAGAAATGAATTCATAGCAGAAATCTTTGTGAAACCTGCTAGAAGCATTAACTTCATTACTTTACAATTTATCGCAACCAGAACTGGTGTCAGTTTTGATGAAGTTGCAGGTTAAGGGGAGAATAAAAAATGGCAAACATTAATGACTTCAAAGCTAAACTTGCAGGCGGTGGCGCTAGAGCCAATCAGTTTAAGGTAACAATGCCTTTTCCTGGTTACGCACAAGTTGGTGGCGAAATAGAAGACCTTGCTTTCTTATGTCGTTCAACATCATTACCAGGTATGACTGTACCTAGTTTTAATGTTCCTTTCAGAGGAAGAGCGATTAAAATAGCGGGAGATAGAACAATAGAAGATTGGTCTGTTACTTGTTACAATGACACAGATTTCAAATTAAGAAACGCATTTGAAAGATGGTCAAACGGTATCAATAACTTGACAGATAACGAAGGCTTGACAAATCCAGCGGATTATCAAGTTGACGCATTTGTTGACCAATTAGATAGAAACGGAGCAACAATTAAGAGTTACACTTTAAGAGGTGTTTTCCCTACAATTATTGCACCGATTGAATTGACATATGACGAAGCAACAGCGATTGAAGAATTTGCTGTTACTTTTGCGTATCAATACTTTGAAAGCAACACTACTACTTAACATATAAATAGTAGTAAAAATGGAGTAATAATATTATGGCTGAATTATTTGGATTTTCTATCACTCGTCAAAAGAAGACGGCGGATCCAAAACAAAGCTTTACACAGCCTCAAGCGGATGATGGTACACAAACCATCGCCGCTGGGGGTTATTTTGGTCAGTACCTTGACATGGAAGGTACTGCTAAAACAGAGCAGGATTTAATCCGAAGATATAGAGAAATAGCATTACACCCCGAATGTGACATGGCAATCGAAGATATTGTCAATGAAGCAATCGTGGCTAACGAACTAAAGGATGCTATTCGTTTATCATTGGAAGAAGTACCGTTCGGAGCTGAAGTTAGAAGAAAGATAGAAGATGAGTTTAAAGAAGTATTAAGGTTAATGAACTTTGATACAAAAGGTCACGACATATTTAGAAGATGGTATGTTGATGGCAGAGTTTATTACCATAAAGTAATAGACAGAGAATCACCTAGAAAAGGTATCACAGAGTTAAGATACATTGACCCTAGAAAAATTAAGAAAGTTAGAGAAGTAAGAAAGAAACGACCTGATGGTCCTATGCCACATGGCCTAGCAATCATTGATGAGTTTGAAGAGTATTACTTATTTAACGAAAAAGGAATTGCAGGTACAACATCTGGTGGTATTAAAATTGCACCAGACACAATCGCATTTGTACCGTCTGGAATGATTGACCAGAATAAAAATATGGTGTTATCATATTTACACAAGGCAATCAAACCAGTTAATCAATTAAGAATGATTGAAGACGCTACTGTTATTTACAGAATCGCAAGAGCGCCTGAAAGAAGAATATTTAAGATTGATGTAGGTAATTTACCAAAAGTAAAAGCTGAACAATACCTAAGAGATGTTATGGCAAGATATAGAAACAAACTTGTCTATGACGCACAAACAGGTGAAATCAGAGATGATAGAAACTATATGTCTATGTTAGAAGACTTTTGGTTACCAAGTAGAGAAGGTGGTAGAGGTACAGATATTACTACACTACCAGGCGGACAAAATCTTGGAGAAATTTCTGATATCGAATACTTTAGAAGTAAACTTTATAGAAGTTTAAATGTTCCAGCTAGTAGATTAGAAGCAAGTCAAGGTTTTAACCTTGGTCGTTCTACAGAAATTACTAGAGATGAACTTAAATTTACAAAGTTTGTTCAAAGATTAAGAAAGAAATTTACTGAGTTATTTAACGATATATTAAAAACTCAGTTAATATTAAAAGCGGTCATCACAGAGGAAGACTGGCATACATTACGAGACCACATACAATATAACTTTTTGCAAGATGGACACTTTGCTGAACTCAAAGAAAGTGAAATGCTTTTAGAGAGAATAAGAGTAGCAAACGAAGTGAGAGATTATGTAGGTAAGTATTATTCAGTAGAGTATGTTAGAAAAAATATTCTTAAACAATCTGATAGAGATATGGAAGATATTGACAAACAGATTAAGAAAGAAATTGATGACGGCATAATATCGGCACCAACGGAAGATATTCCAGGTGGCGGTGGAAACTTATAGGAGATAAAAAATGAGTGAACACATTAAGAAATTTGTTGACGATTTGTCAAACGGAAATAATGCAGACGCAGGCGAAGCTTTTAAAGACGCATTAAGAGCTAAGGTTGCAGATAGTTTAGACCAACATAGAATAGATGTTGCAGGTAAAATCTTTAGTGATGTAGAGGCACAACCATTTAGTGACCCTAAACCAGCAGTAACAGACCCAGCACCTGAAACAGAAACTATGATGGACACACAAGGTAATGAGATTGCTTTTGAACCAAATGGTAATGAGCAACCAACACCTGAAAGTGAAGTACCAGCAGAGGCACCGGCAAATGATGAAAGTCAACCAGCTACTTAAACAAAATGTAGTTGACACAGAAACTTTTAGTCAATTGCCACCTAAACATAAAGAGGTGGTCAATGACTTCTTTAGTCAAGTAGATTATGATAATGTTGATGTTGTAAAAGAGGTTGAGTCAACCATAGATAAGGTTGCTCTTAAACATAATGTACAAACAAATGTTGTCTATGATTACATGGACAAGGAATTAGGAGAAAAATAAAATGGCGACATTTAAAATATTGGGAGATGTAGTAAATGACCCTAGCGCTAACAATATTGGTTCAGCTACAGCTGTAAGAGTTGTTGCAACAGGAGGTACTGTAACAGGTACAGTCAATCTTGCAGACAACACAAAGATTGGTGAATTCTATTTACACGCAGCTGGTGATGAAATTACTATTATCAAAGACCCGACAGATAAAATCACAGCAGCTACTAGTCATGCACATGCTGTATCAGTAGGCGGTTAATGACAATAGTATCTACTCAACTGGTTGATGATGGTTTTAAAGTAATCAATAAGGTTACAGGTGCTCGTAATGAAAACGAGAAACTAATAGAGTTAGATAACTTAAAAGGTTCTACAAACGAATCTGAGATATCAATTGCAAATGCATATTATGAAGTAGAAGGCACAGGCACGGTAACATTGCAATTTGATGATAAGAGTTTAACAATGACAGGCATAGACAACTACGGTCTAAAACCTGTAGAAGAAAAAATAAAAGGAACAGGCGATATTCAAGTAACAACAGACGGTTCAGTAGATAAGTTTAGTCTGTTATTAGAGTGTCATAAAGAAAAGGGATTTAGTAATGGCTGATTTAGTTACAACACAAACAATTGCTGATACATCTGGTGTTAAGTTTGTCACAAAACTTACAAACTTTTCAGATGGTACAGGAGAATCTTTAGTTAAAAAGGTAGACGCTTCTGAGGTCACATTTATGTCCGAAGATGGTAATAGAAAGATTGCAAAGATATGGTACTCAATTAATACGGCAAATTCTAAATCTGCTGTTGAGATTGTATGGGACGGTGCTACAAATGCAACTGCTTTGTTATTGAGTGGTAACGGATATTGGGACCTACGAACAGCAGGAGATGAGATAGTGAATAACGCTACTACACCTACTGGAGATGTCTTATTATCAACGAAAAACTTTGCTACCGGTGATAATTACACTATTATTGTAGAGTTTAGGTAATAAATTGTATAAATAGTAATACGAGAACAGAGAGAGAACATGAAATTAATATCGGAAGAAATTCAAGACGCTGAATATTTGGTTGAAGAAACCAATGGAAAAAAGGCGTACAAGATTCGTGGTGTCTTTTTACAAAGTGATATCAAAAACAGAAATGGTAGAATTTACGAGAATGCTATCCTTTCTAACGAGGTAAATAGATACACAAAAGAATTCATAGATAAAAAAAGAGCCTTTGGTGAGTTAGGACATCCTGACGGACCAACAGTTAACTTAGAGAGAGTGTCACATATGATTACATCTCTAACACCTGAAGGCAAAAATTTTATCGGTGAAGCAAAAATCATGGACACTCCATACGGTAAGATTGTAAAAGGTCTTATTGATGAAGGCGCTCAACTAGGAGTATCTTCAAGAGGTATGGGTTCTTTGGTTCAAAAGAACGGTGGTAACTATGTAGGAAAAGACTTCTACTTGGCTACAGCCGCTGACATTGTAGCAGACCCCTCTGCTCCAGACGCTTTCGTTGAAGGCATTATGGAGAATAAAGAGTGGATTTGGGACAATGGCGAAATAAAAGCAAAGGATATTGAAGAGTATAAGAAGTATATCGAGAGAGCAAAGTCTATTCAATTAGCAGAAGCTAAGGCGAAAGTGTTTGCAAATTTTCTTGAAAAACTTTAATCTTATAAATATCTATTAATTAGAGAAAAATAACTAGTTATTTTTAAAAAAGGAGATTTCTCAAATGGCCGATACAGAAAACAAGTTAGAGGCGTTAGAGCAAGAAGCAGTAGCCGAGGCGAATGCCCAAGCGGATGCTCCTAAAAAGAATGCTGTAGCGGCTGAGCCGAACCATCTGAAAAATGATGCTGAAGACTTAGGCGCAGCTGTTGTTAAACCAACTGACAGCAATCCTGACGCAACTAAAAAAGTTAAGCAAGTTTCTGGACAAGCTCCTCAAAAATCACAAGGTAGTGCTGACTCAATGCCAAAATTAGCAGGTCACAATACTAAGTTAGAGGGTACAGAAGCTGAAGAAGGTTCGGAAGAAATCAAGGAAGGCGAAATGCCAAAGGCTGCTCTTGACGCTTTGAAAAAGCATAAAGAAAAGTCAGAGGATAAAGAACCAGCAAAAGACAAGAAAGAAGTTGAAGAAACTTTGGACGCTGGTGAAGATTCTAAAATGGCAGACAAGAAGAAAGAAGTAAACCAAAAGACTGCTAACATTAGCGCTTCTTATGGTATGAAGTCAGCTTCATATCACAAAATGAAAAAAGAAGAAGTTGATGAGCATGTGGATGCTTTAATCGCCGGACAAGATGACTTATCCGAAGAATTTAAATCAAAAGCTGCAACTATTTTTGAATCAGCAGTAAACTCTAAAGTTAAAGAGATTGCTGAAACAATGGAAGTTGAAGTTAAAGAAACATACGAGCAAGATATTGCTAAAGCAAAAGAAGAACTAACTGAAAAAGTTGACAGTTACCTATCATATGTCGTTGAAGAGTGGATGAAAGAAAACGAAATCGCTCTTGAAAGAGGTATTAAAGGTGAAATCGCTGAAGACTTTATCACAGGTCTTAAAAAACTTTTCGCTGAGCATTACATTGATGTTCCAGATGAAAGATACAATGTGCTTGAAGACCAAGCAGCTAAAATTGAATCTTTAGAAAAGAAACTCAATGAGCAAATTGAAAAAAATGTTGAATTAAACAAGGACAATGCAGTAAAGACAAGAAACGAAATCATGTCTGAAGTTGCAAGTGACTTGGCTGATACAGCAAAAGAAAAATTTGTTAAACTTGCCGAAGAAATTGAATGGTCTGACGCAGACTCTTTCAAAACTAAGTGTGCTACTATTAAAGAATCATACTTTGGTATTAAGGAAGAAGTTAAAGACTCACTACATGATGTGGCGGCTGAAGGTGAACTTTCTAACGAAGATTTATCTAAAGCAATGGCTGCTTACACTGCCGCTATAAGCAAAACAAAAGATATGAAAATATCTTAGTATAACCGGACAAAGGGAGAAAATTAAAATGTACTTATCCGAAACACACGAAAAAAAATGGCAGCCTGTGTTAGAACACCCTGATTTACCAGAAATCAAGGATTCTTACAGACGAGCCGTTACATCAGTTATCTTGGAAAACCAAGAGAGAGCTGCTAAAGAAGACCAAGCATTCTTGTCAGAAGCTGCGCCTACAAACGCAACTGGTTCAAGTGTTGCAAATTGGGACCCAATCCTAATTTCACTTGTTAGACGAGCTATGCCAAATCTTATCGCTTACGATATCGCAGGCGTACAACCTATGACAGGTCCAACAGGACTTATCTTTGCAATGAGAAGTAGATACACTAATCAAACTGGTAACGAAGCTATGTTTGACGAAGCTGATACAGACTTCTCTGGAAGAAATGCCGCTGGTTCAGCTGTAGATGGTTATTCATCAACTGCTAACTCTGGTACTAATCCAGGTGCTCTAAACGATTCACCATCTGCTGGTACTTACACAACTGGTACAGCAATGACTACAGCAGCTGCTGAAGCATTAGGTGACGCAGACGGAAACGCTTTCG